AACTCTGCTGTAGGTGTTACACTACCTGCTGATAACTCAAGAAAGTATACAAAGATATTTCCTGTACCACTTGAGGGTGCTGCACTAAATGTCAATGTTGAGCCATCAGGTACAGTATAAGCTGCACTATCTTGGACAACACCATCAACACTTACAAGTATCTCTTGTACTGAACCTACTGTTCTTCCTAGTGCAAAGGTTGTATCAGAACCATCACCATTAAATCTTACGACAGCAGGTGGTGCTTGGAAGTTAGCAGGTACAACGTTTCCAATATATGCCATATTATGTTATCTCCATGATACTTAGTGTGCCACTTAGTTTGTCTGCTACAGAACAATCCACAGTAAGTTGGTCAGTGGTTTCTAATACAACCTTACTACCTGTTAGTATCTCTAATGATGAACCTACTGGTATAGGAGCATCTTTCACTAAAATGCTTGTACCATTTGCTGTGTTGTTTGTAACTGCTCTATTAGCTGTATCACTGACTAGCCTGACTGTTGTAGTTACTTGAGCAGTGTTTAGGTTAGTAAGTATCAACCCTAGCACGACTGTTGTTGTACTACTTGCTGCTGTGTAGATAACATACGGTGTTCCTGAACTGGCTGGTTCGGCTGCGAAGTTAACTACTTTAAATGTATTTGCCATTATTTTTTCCTTATTTTAGATCAACCGAGAGCGATAGCCAAAGCTGTGGCATCGTCTGCGGCACCGATGTATGTTTTAACAACACTCATATCTGTTCTCTTTATAGTACCTGCATCACTTATTAGTAGTTCATCTGTATCTGCAATTCCAGATGCTAATTCTGTTTGTCCTGATATAACGTTATCATTTATGTGTTCACTCTCTACTGCATTGTCAGCTATCTTAGCTTCTGTTATAGCATCGGCTGATATGTGGGCAGTATCAATACTTCCGTCTGTATAATGTTCTGAATCGATAGCATCATCAGCAATCTTAGCACCTGTTATTGCATCTGCAGCTATCTTAGCAGTTGTTACGTTTGCATCCACAATAGAAGCAGTTACGACAGCATTTGCCGCTAACTCATCAGCACCTACTGCATCGTCAGCCAACATAGAGTTAACAACAGCACCTGCACCAATAACAAGGTCTATTGTATTATCAGCATCTTGATACGTTGCAGTTATACCTGTTTCAGTATTAGAACTAAACATTGCACCTACTGTGTCAGATACAACTTCTGATAGGTCGATATTGGCAGTACCATCAAATGATACACCATGAATTGTTCTTGCTGTTTCTAAAGCTGTTGCAGTTGCTGCATTACCTGTTGTGTCTTGATTAAGTGTTCCTACAGTAAAGTCTAATGTGTTGTCTGCATCATCGTAGGTTACAGCGATACCTGATTCAGTATTAGAGGTGACCATTGCACCAACAGTATCTGAAATAGTCTCAGCTAAACTTACGCCACCTATTGTTATTGCATCGGCTTCAAGAGTACCATCAATATCTGCATCACCTGATACGTCAAGAGAACCTGCATCTAATTCGCCTGTAAGAGTTATGTTTCTGAAAGATGCTACGTCTTTGTTTGCATCTACTGTAACTACCTTACTTGCAACGACTGTACCTACAGATGCACCTGTGTCATTGTAGTTAAGTTCTGCTGTAGTTGCAGTCACATCATCTAATATATTTATTTCAGCAGCAGTAGCAGTTATTGCTGTACCGTTGAAGTTTATTGCATCTAAATAAGCTGTTCCATCAATGTAGATGTCTTTCCATTCTTTACTGGCTGATCCTAAATCGTGGGTGTCATCATCGTCAGGTATAATGTTAGAATCTACCTCGCCACCAAACACAATGTTATCTGTATTAGCGTCACCAAGAGTAAGTGTGCCACCGTTGAATGTGGTTGTGCCTGTTACAGTAAGGTTGCCACCTACTCCTAAGTTACCTGATATATCCACTGCACCATTCATGTCAATAGTCGTGGCAGCTATCTGTATTTCTGTGTCAGCTACGAGGTCGAGTTGTCCGTCTGTACTGGAATTGATGTATATAGCTGTGTCTCTGAATTGTAGCTTCTCTGTAGAAGCAATAAGTATGTCATCACTAAATTCAAAATAATCCTCGTCTTCCATCCATTTTAAAACACCATCTGCTGTTTCACCATCAAATGTTACTGTTATGTCTGTACCTGCTGTACCATCTCCTAATGTAAGAGATGTACCAAGCATCTTTGTAATAGGACCACCTTCTCCTGTAGTACCATCGTGTGTATGTCCTGTACCTGATGCAAAAGCTGCTAATATCTGATTGAACTCATCATTGGTATGAGCCGCAGTTATTACATCTCCATCTGTATACGAGGACTGTCTTGTATATGTATCACCCATTTAACGTCTAGCTCCTAACTGATATTCTAACTGAAAACCTTTAAGTGAATATGGTGCAGTTGAACCACCATCATTTACTCTTAATGCTACAGCAAACCCTGAACCTTCTACTGCTTGTCTAACTAGTGGTTGTGATGCACCACCATATGTAGGTGTTCCATAAACAGATGTACCATATATAGCAACAACATCCGTAGAGTCTAGTGGATATGCCGCAGGTCTAGGTGCATCTTTATCTTCATAGTCATATCTAACAAACAAATCAGCATCAATAGCTGCTTCAGGTTTATAATTAACAATAACCTTTTGCATATGTTTTCTTATGCCCGGGTCATTAAAAGTTAAATCAGGACTTCTATATTTACCAAATATAACAGTACCATCAAAGGTATTACCTGATTCTTGTCTGTATATGTAGCCACCTGAATACGCACCATGTAAAACTATTACATCTCCTTGTAATACAAAGTGGTCAGTGGATGCAGGTCTTATACCTCTTATCTCTGAAAACTCAAACTTCTGTCCTTTAAGAACACATATAATACCTTTAGTTTGATTTTCAGCTACAGAACTTTTAGTAAAAAATATTCTATATTGTGTCTTGTCTGGTATTACTATACTGTCAAATTCTGATGCACTAGATATATTCTCATTAAAAATAGACTGTACGTTAGAACTTATAGTTCCTAATTCAACGTCACCAATTCTTGCTGTACCTGCAACGGTTCTTAAACCATCAGGACCTAAGAATATTAAGTCACCTGCAAATTCTTGGATTGTATCCCCGTTGATACATCCTATGTCTCTTGTTACATCTGTCATTGCAAAGTCCGACACAGATGAACCTGCAAGTTTAAATATTCTAGTTTCACAAAATATAAATAAGTTATCTCGGAAAACTTTAATGCCTGTTATGGTATCATCAACTTTTATGCTACCTGAACCTGAACCCCCTGAGAAGTTGTCTTCATCAAAAGGTTTACTAAATACTAATTCTTGTGGTGTGCTAGACATACCTGAATAAAACATGTGGTCTCTAAAAGAAGCTACATGTTTAGCACCTGCTACAGCACTTGCACTTACATCTGTTGCAGATAAACTTGAGTTAAATATAGTAGGTGCATTTGCACCATCAACAACTACAATTTTGTCTGTATTGTCATAGTTGTATCTTTCAAAGCTATACTTTAATGCACCTGTTCTACCACTATCTATGCTAGTCCAAGATGAACCTCCGGGGTCAGCACTATAAATACTAGTACCCCTAGCTGCCAATACCTTGCTACCAAATGTAGCCACCATAAGCACTTTTTCTGAATCAGAAGAAGTATAAGGAACAGATGCTGTTACATATTTAGAGTAACCATTAATTCTTCTGTAACCACCTGATACATCAGGCTCAAAGTTTTCTAACTCTAATGCTTCTCCGGGTTGCATCATAAAGGTAGATTTGTTTAATACTAAGCCACCTTCACAGTTAAATGCTGATGGAGTTGTTTGAGATTGGTCTGCCATTACAATGCCCTAATATCTACACTACCTGAGTTATATACTCCTGTTCTAGGTATAAATGTTGAACGTAAATATGAAAACTTGTTGACAAGTAATGTTTGCATATTCTTAATGCCTTGTTCAAATCTTTGCATATTAAGTTGATACTGTTGTGTCTCACCTCTATACTGATATACAAATGCTGTAGCACCATCTATTATTACAGGTGCAAATCTATCAGGTATAGTTGTTGTGTCTCCATGTGCTGATAAGTCAGTAGGAAATGTGTAGTAATCAAACTTTATTGCATATGATTTATTTGGAAATGGATATAGTAAGTAATTATTGTCAGGTGTTCTAACTACGTATTCAGGCACACCACCTC